TCTTGATAACTGTTTATCATCATCTAGTTTTGCAATGATGTCTCCATATACTGCACCTTCTATGTTTGCTATCCAATCACACTCAAACTCTTGTTGGTACTTCTTATCACCCATTACCTCTTTTGCCTTGACCAACTCATCATTGTCTACGATTAATGTTTCACTAGCTTTTGCCTTGTAGTTAAACCAATCATCAGCTCCTTGTGCGTGTTGGTATAATTCATAAAAGTTATTGTTCATTCCCATAGGTGTACCAATAAACACACAGTAACCTTTACGATCTGATAATGCAGGTCTAATGATTTCTGGGAATAGCTTACTGTTTACATTTGCGTACTCATCAATCACGCATCCATCTAGATATATACCTCTTAATCCATCTGGAGACTCTGAGCCTAGCAAAGTGATACGAGAACCATTTGGCAAATCTACACGCAGCTCTGTTTCGTTAAACTTGGTGTGGGGTATCTTAGCGGTAAACTGTTTCATGTAATCCCATGCAATACTTTTAGCTTGTTTGAAGGTGGGTGCAATGTATGCAAATCTTGGATTCTTAAGTTTGGACAGTAATGCTGACCTAATTAAGTGGTTGATCATACATACTGTTTTGCCAAACCTTCTATGGCAAACTAATACATTCCATCTATTCTTATCTATTTGTTTGTGCAAGTAGGCTTGGTGTTTTCTTGGGGTATAGGGTATTTTAATATCCATTATAATTCTTTACCCCATCTTATTCTTGGTGTTGCTTGTACTTCTTGCCAAACTCTATTAGCTCTAGTGGTCCAACCAGTATTTTTTTTAAATGTTTGTACTTTTGTTTCATTATTAAAATTTACAGCTTTTAAAGAAGATCCACTCTCAGTTGTAAGTGTATATGTTATTATTTTTTTACCACCCATACTTTGCCAAATCTTAATTGCTTTAGCATATAAAAAACTACAAGTTCCTTTTGGTGCATCATTTAAAACACAATTACGATTTATTTCTAAAGTAAATCTATTATCTAGTTTTCTAGCAACAGGTCTACCAACTATAACTACTCCTACTAATTTGCCTTGATATTCTGCACCTATGCTCCATTTATGACCAACACACTTTTTGTTGTGTCTGTGATGTTTTGTAATAAATTCATTAGCTTCTTTTAAAGATAAAGGAATTACTTTTAATTCTTTTGCCATATCTAGTGAACTGATTTGCTGTAATTATCTTCTCCAAAAGGTGTGTATTCAAATCCTAGTCTCATCATGATGTAAGATGTAAATAATTGTGCAGAGTCATGGTTAGGCATACCAAAAAATTTTATTACAACATTGTTGGTTTTTTCTTCGATATAACAAACACAATCTAGATCTTCTGATGAAAAGTAGTTCATATACTAGATATAGTTTATTTTGTGTGGAATGAAAGCAAAAGGTGTGTGTGTATAAAGGTGTCCTCGAGTCCCATGTATATATATATAATAAACTGCGGTCGTTTTAGGGGTGGTAGGGGGTCAAGCAAATGAAAAAAAGCAATCTACTCTATAAATATATACAATCTAGGGTTTCGATAATAAAAGATTATCAAACCTAATAACAAAAATTCTTTTTAAATGGTCCTTATAATATAGGTCAACAATACTGACCGATCTTTAACGAGAATAATAAAAAATTTTCTATAGATTAGGATAGCAACATTTCAACATAACTTCTTTCAATCTTCTTTCTGTCTTTCTCTTTCAATCTCTTTCATCTAAAGTTTTTTGGTTTGTGATATTATTACAACAGTGTTGCCTGGATAACACACATTAAAATTATTCTAATTTAATTAGAGCTTTTAAAATAAAATTAAAAAAATATATTTTGTATATTGACTTCAATAAATAAATATATAATTTGTATAAATAAATAATAATGAAAGGTTATAAAATGAGTGAAACATTAAACAAAGAAGAAATAAAAAAACTTAATCAATTAGGAAAGAGTATTAGATTATCATTAGATTTAAAAAAAACAGATTTAAATGGTATCGGTATTCCATCAAGATCTAATAGATTTGCTTTAATTGAAGATATGATTGAATACTTAAAAATTCATGATTATCAAATTACAAATAAATAGAGAGGAAAAAAACATGAATAAAGAAAACTTATCATTTGATATAAATGTATTTGTTTCAAGTAAAGAACTATACAGAGTTGAAATAACTGAAAATTATGAAGGCGACAAATTTCATTGTGTTGTTTTTGATAGTTCAGTTTTAGAAGAAGAACACTTAGAAACTCATGGATTTGAAACTGAAAAACAAGTTTTTGATTTTATAAGAGGATTAAAAAAAGACTAATGAAATCAACAAAAACCAATAAACTTGACATTAATAAATTATACAATTAATATATTAGAAAAAACGAAAGGAAACAAAAATGAACAAAGAACAAAAACAAATCAAGAAAGTAATAGACAAAGCATTTAGTCAATTACACGTTTTAAGTAATATCACATGGACACCTTATAGAGATGAGATATTTAACTTAAATAAAAAAGATGAGAAGCAACACAGATTTAATAGACCTTCAAGCGATTTTGAAATGTCAGTAAATGATTGTGCAAAAATGTTTACAGTAAAACATATTGCGGAAAGTTTATTAAATACTGAAAAATGGAAAGTAAAAGATTTATTAAGAATTAAAAAATCTTGTTTATATTCTCAATCAGTTGTTGAAAATTACAAAGATAAAATTCTTGAAGCGTGGAAAGATCAAGATTTAAAACAACTTGCTAATCTTGAATATATATCTTTGATTGATTGGAAACATTACACAGAAATATTAGAAAGAAGATCAGCATAATTAATAATAGAAAGGATAAAAACAAATGACAATAGACATACTTGTTAAGATTTATAATAAATGGGGAAATGATAACAACATCGAAAATTTAGGATCTGCCGATGAAGAATTAATGTGGAATTCTAATTTAGATAAAAAACAAACTGAATGGTTGGAGAAATTTATTCAATTATGGGATAAGGTGGAAACTCCGATTAATTTAAGAAAGGAACAAAATGAAAGCTAAAGACTACAAATCAATCACAGAAATATTGACAAAAAAATACCAATGTAAATTCTATTTATTCATGGATTTAAGAGATTGTGAAAATAGAATTAAACAAAAAAGAAAGGACCAATAATGACAAGTATAAATTTTTATTGTTGTGTATTAATTTTATTTTTGATGATAGTATCAATAATAACAATATAGAAAGGTAAATAAAAAATGGCACAAATAAAAGTAAATGTAGAAATTATAGGTAAAAATTTTAATTTTACATATAAACAATTAATAAATAAATTATCTAAATTAAATTATTATGATTTTTTAGATTTTTTTGACAACAATTCAAAAGATAAGTTTGATTGTTTTAATACTAAAAAAAATAAAAACCAGGGTAAAAAATTTGTTGTTGATGCAATAAATAACGAATTTAATTGTATATCTAATATACATAATGAAAAAAAATTAGATAACATGGAGTACAATAGACAAATGGAAAGAACATCTATAGATGCACCAATTTATCCTCATGGTTGGTATGAAAAACAAGATAATCAAATAATAAAAGGAGAAAATAATGATAGTATATGGTAAAACACCTAAAGAGTGGCGTAAAGAAATAGGATCAAAGAGCTTATATTATAGAGCTGAAATAGTAATATTTCTTATTGGTTTTATTTTAGGATCAGTAATATTTTAATGAAAAAACAAGTAACAAAAAATAATATAATTGAGTTACAAAAAGAAACATTAAGAAATATCTTGAGTAGTAAGGGTATTATTTATCGTTACTACTTGAGACATCTTCAGCAGAAACATCAATCAAATCATCTTGATTATCTTCCCACGAAATACGAATAGAACTATCCGATTTAACATTAAGATTTTGTTTTTCTTGGAATAAGCTACTTACTCTTGGAGCTAACCATTTTAAATAGTTTTGTTTCTCTCTTAAAAATAAGAGTTCCTCATTAGACATTTCAGTTACATCAGACGAGAATATAGCTAACATTTTCTCAACCAATGTTTTTATACCTATCTCTTGAGCTTCGTTAAACTTCTCTTTAAACTTTGGATTTTGATCTAAGAACTTGTAAAAAGACATCAAGCTGATCTTTAAGGTGTCTTTGACTACGATATGGGGTATTCCGCCATCGTAAATAGTGGCGAGTATAGTATTTTGTTCTGTATCTGTCAGATTGAGTGGCAAGTTGTTCTTGGTTTTGGATATGCTCTTTGATTTGTTCATCTGTTTTATCTCTAAAGTTTACTAAGTTTTTTAATCGTTTTATTTTGTTTTGTATAGATACATTTTTGTTGTTGTATAAACCTTTGTATTTCCTGGTCTTAGAGTCTGTAGATTGAGATCCTCCATGAAAACGACAAAGCATACGCCTTGAAGTAGGGGTAAAGTACCCTTTAGCACGACAACGCTTACCGCTTTGTTTGGATGTACCCTCACACCTTATTTTTATCTTTGGCAATAGGATTTCCTTTGTAGTCTAAGTTGTTTCTTTTATTGTAAGAAACCTTTTCTCTGTATCTTGGATTGCTATTCTTACTAATAGATTTAAGAGCTTGTAAGATTTTTTGAGGGGACACATAGGTCTTTTTCTCATTGGCAGCTAATTCCTGTTTTCTCTGAATGGCTAACTTAATATAATAAGGATTATTATTATCTTGTTTTAAGATGTCCAAGGGGAGCTTCGCTAAATTGTCTATTATAGATTGTTGATTACCTTTATAATTTTTAATAACTTCTTCTACAGAGTTAGACTTATTGTTATTGTATTGTTGTTCTACTAATGTCTGTACATTTGAAACATTGGATGTTTCATTTTTATACATTGATGTTTCATTTTTAAACATACCTTTCTCAAACTTAACAAACTTAGGGTTAATTTGATAGGTCTTACCAGACCTACCTTTTATAGTAGAGATCACATTTAATTTAGTAAGAGTTAGTAATGTTCTGTGAATTGTGGTCCTAGATAACTTGGTATCTTTCTCAATAGTTGAGTGCCTTAATCCTGCTCTATAATCGTTAGATTTCCAACAATATTTCATCAACGATAGATAAACCGACAGACAATTAGCCTTTTTAGACCCCCCAACCTTATCTAAATGGTGGTAAAGTA